TCACCGGAGAACCTGGCGCGGTACAAGCAGTACAAGAAGCGGGCGATGTTCCTGAACGTCACCGGGCGCACCCGTACCGGACTGCTCGGTGCAGTGTTTCGCAAGACGGCTGAGCTTGAGCTGCCCGCCGGCGTGGAGTACCTGAAGGAGAACGCCAGTGGCGATGGCACGAGCCTGGAGCAGCTTTCCAAGGATGCTGTGGGGGAATGCCTGGACACTGGCCGGGGCGGCTTCCTTGTGGACTTCCCGGCGGTTGATGGCGTTTCTTCGATGGCTGACCTGCAGGGGCGACGGGCCCTGATTCATCACTACGTTGCCGAGTCGATCATCGACTGGGACGAGCAGGTGATCGATGGCGTGAGGCGTCTGGTCTACGTTTGCCTACTGGAGTGCGTCTCGGAGTTCAGTGCCGAGAGTCTGGAGCGGGCCACCAGCACACAGTACCGGGTTCTGCTGTTGATCGATGGGCGTTACGTCCAGCGCGTTTACAGCGAGGACCGGACGCCCGTTACTGAAATCCAGCCGACAGACAAGTCAGGTCAGGCATTCGACCACATCCCGTTCAGCTTCTATGGATCGCAGAACAACGACGCCAGCATCGACCGTTCGCCGCTCGAGGATCTGGCCGACGTGAACATCCTCCACTACGGCAACAGCGCCACGGTGGAGGAGAGCGGGTTTATCAGCTCGCAGCCCACACTGTTCATCACGACGGACATCACCGCCGATGAGTTCGCCAAGCTGAACCCGAACGGCATGCACATCGGCTCGACCCGTGGTTACAACCTTGGCAAGTCCGGTACCGCGACCCTTGTCCAAGCAACTGAAAGCCAGTTGGCTCGCACGCTGCTCAAGGACAAGGAAGAGCAGATGCTGATGATCGGCGCTCGCATCGTCCAGAAGGCGGGCGGCGCTGAGACGGCTGAAGCGGTACGGATCCGGTACAGCTCGGACAACAGCGTGCTCGGCACTATCGCTGGCAACGTTTCCGAGGCCCTGACGCGGGCCATCCTGGACGCCCAGCGCTTCATGATCGGCGAGCCGGACGAAACCGGTACCGTCTTCTGGCTCAACCAGTCGTTCTTCGACGAAACCATGGCCGCGCAGGACATCCTGGCTCAGGTTCAGCTCTGGCAGCAGGGCTTCATTGCGAAGTCCGATGTGCGAACGAACTTGCGTCAAGGCGGGGTACTCGAGGCCGACCGCGCAGACGAGCTGATCGACGAAGAGCTGGCACGCGAGCCACCAATAGGCGCCTGATATGAGCAACGAAGGCTATCTGGCTGATGCAGCCACGCGGCACCAGGTGCACGTACAGCGTTACGCAGGCGGTAGCCTGAAGAAGCTGGCCAAGTTCATCACCAAGGCCATCAACACTGCAAAGGCGCGTGTTGCTGATGGCCTGAGCGCCTACGGCAGCAAGCGCTACGAACGGCAGATACAGGCGCTGCAGGGCGATCTGGCAGAGATCTACGGCGAGATGAGGGGACAGGCCGTTCTCGACCTGGCCGAGTTCGGCAGCTACGAGGCCGAGTTCAACATGACGCTGCTCGGCAAGGTCGTGAAAGCGGTTGTTCAGCTCAACAGGCCGGTACCCGAGCAGATCGCCGCCGCTGCATTGGCTGAGCCGATGGACTTGGAAGTTGGCAAGGGTCGGCAGCGCATCAGCATTGCTGGCGCCCTGGATGAGTTCGGCACCAAGAAGTCGGCCGAGATAATCAGCCAGATTCGTATCGGTTCTGCCCTGGGCGAGACCAATGACCAAATCGCCAAGCGCCTGACCCCGCTCGGCATCAAGCAGAAGGATCAGGCTGCAGCACTGGTCAGCACCATGACCAACCACATCGCCAGCACAGCGCGCGTGGAAGTGCTCAAGGACAACGACGACATTCTCAAGGGGATGCGCCGGATTGCCACCCTTGATGGCCGGACAACGCTGTTCTGCATGAGCATCGACCAGACGATCATTCCGCTGGATGGGGTCAGGCCGCCGTATCACTGGCGATGCCGGACCACGCTAATTCCTGTGCTGAAGGATGAGTACGCCCGGGAGATTTCCGGATCTACCAGGCCCTCAGTCGGCCCGGACGGCGTCGAGCAGGTCAGCAGCAAGACCAGCTATGGCGAATGGCTGGCGCGACAACCTGCATCATTCCAGCGCGACGTGCTCGGTCCGGCGCGTTATGAGCTGTTCAGCAAGGGCGAGCTGTCCATTGACAGATTCGTCGATGACGACGGCAAAACCCTGACGCTGGAGCAGCTCAAACAGCTCGAGCCGATTGCATTCGAGAGAGCCGGGCTTATCCGTCATTGATCTTCGCACTTGGCTCGATTTTGTTGGAATTTCGCCATGAGTTCATCGTATTGCTTCGGCCATTCCTTTAGCGCAGTGCCTGCAGCCGCGATTGCTTCATTTTTCTCCTCAGCCGTATCAGCGGTGAGTGCCATGTTGATAACCCAGGCGATATGAAGCGAAACGTAACTTAGTTCCAGTGGCGTGTGCGCGGTTAGCTCAAATGCGGACTTGATGACTCGTGTTCCTGACTCGTACATCGGTGCGACGTCTTTATCCGCCTTCGCAGAGGCGCCAACAAAGTTTCCGATCTCGCCAAGTAGCACCGCAGCTTTCTCGCGGATTTTAGTTTCTTGGATATCGAATCTCTTTACACAGCTTTCGATTTTGGCTTGTTTCGATGAAACGAGAGATGCATAGGCAGAAAGTCCTGCGCCGGATACAGCTGCAATGGCTGCGATCAACGCTACTCCGATCCCGCTGAATGTTCTTTTGGAGCGATCCGGTTCGACTGTTCCTGTGCTTCTTAAAACCAGCTGCCTTCGCATTTTGCTTTGTCCATATCTCGCAAATAGGCGCGCCACTTTACAGCGTGGAGTGCCATTTACAAATCCGCAGGCAGGGCCTGCTCAACGTCTCTGGGAGACAGCAATGACCTTGAAATTCCAACTGGACAGCCTCGAAGGCGTCGACGAATCCATTCAGGCCCTGTACGTCGAGAAGGACGGCAAGTTCGTTCTCGGCATCGAGGGGCTTCCGCAGCAGGAAGACGTTTCCGGCCTGAAGGCCAAGGTGGAAGAACTCCTGGGCGAGAAGAAGGCGGCCGAGAAGGCTCGCCGCGAAGCCGAAGACAAGGCGCGCGCCGAGGCCGAGGAGGCCGCTCGTAAGTCCGGCAACGTCGAAGAGCTCGAGAAGTCCTGGTCCGAGAAGTACGCCCGCCGTGAAGCAGAGCTGACCGGTCAACTCGAAAGCACGAACAGCACCCTGCAAGGCCAGATCCGGGATCTGACCGTGGGTCGTACTGCTACCGAGATCGCGACCACTCTGGCCATCCCCGGCAGCGCCAAGGCATTGCTTCCCCATATCGAACGCCGACTCAGCGTTGAGCAGCGTGACGGCAAACCAACCGTCGTCGTGCTGGACGCGGCCGGCAAGCTCTCGGCGGCAACGCTGGACGAGCTGAAAGCAGAATTTACCAACGATCCGGCCTTTGGCCCGCTGATCGCTGGCAGCAAGGCATCAGGCGGCGGGGCCGGTGGTGCTGGAAAGGGCGGCGGGGCCGCACTGAAACGATCCGAAATGTCCCCCGTGGCCAAGCGCGAATACATCCAGGCGCATGGGCAGGACGCTTACCTCAAATTGCCAAAATAGGGAGTAGCCCATGGCGACCACCGTTAACTCGGACCTGATCATCTACAACGATCTGGCCCAAACCGCCTACCTGGAGCGCATCCAGGATGTCATCGACGTGTTCAACGCATCGTCGAATGGCGCCATCATCTTCGACAACGAGTTGATCGAGGGTGACCTGCGCAAGCGCTCGTTCTACAAGATCGGCGGCGCCATGGAGCACCGTGACGTCAACTCCAGCTCGACTGTGACCGGTAAGAAGATCGGTGCTGCCGAGATGGTCGGCGTGAAAGTGCCGTTCAAATACGGCCCGTACGAAACCACCGAGGAAGCGTTCAAGCGCCGCGCCCGCTCCCCGGAAGAGTTCTCTGAGCTGCTGGGCCAGGACTATGCCGATGCGGTGCTGGAAGGCTACGTGCAGTACGCCATGGCCGCGCTGATGGCGTCCATCGGCTCCAATGCCGACATGGTGGCAGCGGCCAGCTTCGCGACTGACGGTAAAAGGGCCCTCACCAAGGGTATGCGCAAGTTCGGCGACCGATTCGGCCGCATTGCCCTGTGGACCATGGACTCGGCC